TCATCGCCGCCCCCGGCGCCAGTCGTCGAGGCGGGCGTAGATCGTGACCGCGATGCCGCCGAGCGCCACAAGGATGAACACCCATCGCAGGGTGTCGAGATACGGCACAAGCGGCAGGATGGCAGATTGGGTCTCTGCCAGGACGCTCTGCGCGACCTCGACCCCAGCTGCGCCCAGCGTTGCCACGCCAGCCGTGCCACCGCCCTTCATGGTGCGGCTGTCGGCCAGCACCTCGCGCGCGGGCGGCGTCTCCGCTGCAAATGCCGTCGCCCGCACCGGGAACCGCTCGCCCCACTGGCGCACGGGGCCGAGGTCGACGTGCATGAAGCCCGAGCGCGGATAGAAACCGAAGCCGAGGAACCCAACCTCGCGGGCTGCCGCCTCGAAGGCCACCGGGTCGTGGTTCGCCATGGCGATGTCGAAGGCGGCGCCGTCCAGATGCTTCGACCGGGTGGCGCCGCCGACGGCGCGGTTGTGCTCGGGGCTTCGATAGGCGGACCGGACGATCAGCGGCTTGCCGAGCCGGTCGCGCAGCGCCTGCAGCTTGTCGAGCGCGGGTTCGTTGACCAGCAGCTTGTCGGTGCCCCGGCACGCGATCTCGGCGGGTGAGAAGTTCGGCCAGCGCCAGCCGCTCTCGGGTACGTCGCGCCAATGGTCGTAGAAGCTCGTGGTCATGTGGGTCCTCCAAAACGAGTTTCCGGCCCCTCGCAGGGCTCGGCGCGTTCGCCGCTCGGGAAGGTCCACTGGACCTTCCCGTCTGCCTGTCAGGCAGACCACGGCTCACCCCGCCTCGAGAGCGGGTCATTGCGGGCTGATGAATGGGGAATGGTGAGCGGCTACGGGCCGCTGCCGAAGATCTTCAGCTTGATGGCGATGCCCGCGAGCAGCGCCAGCATGACGCCGGTCGTGATCATGCGGACGGCCGTCTGCGTCGCGGTGCGCCGCACGAGCCGGATGCAGTCGACGAGCGAGCGCAGATCGCGGATGTCGAGCGCGGCCTCTTCGCCGTCGAGGCCGACATCGGCGAGCGCGCGCTTCGCGCCTTCCTCGGCCGCGCGGGTCAGGATCGCCTCGAACTCGGCGTCGGGCATGCGGACGTAGCCCTCGGATCGGGGTGGTGTCATCGGAGCCTCCTCCCGCCGCTCAGCCGATCTTGCAGCCCCAGAAGGACGTGTGGTCGGCCGCGAAGTAGCCGTCCGCAACACGGAAGTACCCCTGCAACTCGACGGTATCGCCTGCGGTTACGGGCACCATGGTCTGCAGCCAGATCGCGGTGGCGAGCGAGACGTGGGTGGCGGAGATTTCGCCGAGGGAGCCGCGGATTTCGGTGGTGCCGTTCAGGACCAGCCGCCCGCGCATGCGGGCCGTGGCGCTGGCATTGATCTTGTAGAGCAGCGTCGCGCCGAAGAGGTAGGTGCCGTCGACGGGCGCGACGAAATGGTTGTTCGCGGCGTCGAAGGCGCCTTGGTCGTTGTAGTCGGTGTTGTTGAGGCCGATCTTCGTCCAGGTCCCGACGCCCACGTAGTTGTCGTAGTTGGTGTACGCCTTGAACCGGGGAAGCCGGGGCTGGTCGACGATGCCGTTGGCGTTGTCGACGCTGAGCCCGTCAAAGAAGGTGCTGCCGTCGGCCGAGACCGCGAGGCGGAACCTGTCCGAGCCGAACAGCCCGACCAGCGCCTTGGTCACGAAGCCGGTCTGCAGGGTCAGACCGAGATCGTCGTCCGCGGCCTCCTTGTTCATCGTGTAGAAGAGATCGCCGGAGCCGCCCTCGGCCAAGGTCCTGGCGGTCCAGAGCGCGGCGTTCAGCTTGGCCGAGAACGGGTTCGACGCATCGGCTGTGGTGCCGAGGCCCAGCAGAGTGAGGTTCTGCAGCGCCGCCGGTGTGGTCACGATCCAGCCCGCGCCATCGTAGACCAGCAGCAGGCTCTCGTCCTCGACCCAAGCCCGCCAGCCGGTCCGGGGCGGCAGGCGCAGCCAGGCGCCGTCCGTCCAGAGCGCGACGTTCAGGTCCCAGCCCGCCCAGTCGCCAGTCGCGCCCGAGGCGACGATGTAGCGGTCGCCGTCGGTGGGGCTCGCTGGGGGTGCTGCCAGATCTCGGTCGAGCACCGAGAGCTGGACGAGCCCGTCGAGGATCCGCAGCGCCTCGTTGTGGGTGACGTGCTTCTGGGCCTGCGCCGCCAGGATATAGGGCAGCAGGAGATGGGTCGTGGCGTCGGACATGGGCGGTCTCCAGAACGAAAAAAGCCGCCTGCATGGCAGGCGACGGATTAAGGCGCGGCGAAGAGAGGTGGCGGGCTACTCGCGCTCGGGCGTCTCCGCCGGAATGGCCGACAGAACCGGGTCGGGCTTCGGCGCGTCCCACTTCGCGGTCATCGCGGCCCAGCGATCGATCTCGGCCCGGAAAGCCGGATCGTCGATCCGCAGATGGAAGGTGTAGAGCCGATCCACGATCTCGCGCATCAACGCGCGCATCTCGTCGTCATCGATCCGCGAGACCTCGGACCAAGGTATGCGTCGGCCCGCGGCGTCCTCCACGATGACGTCGCTGCCATCACCCGTGTGCGAAACGGGCGTGAGGCCGGCATGCAGGGTCTCGAGCTGCGTGTTTCGCACGCAGGCAACGGCCATCACTCTGGCAAGCTTGGCGGCAATCCGGTCTTCGTCCTCGGGGCGCATGTCCCGAGCTTACGCCGCAGAGCGCGCGGCCGGCCAGAACTCATTGCGCGGCCTCAGAAGCTCAGCGTGACGGTTTTCGGCGCGCCCCGCCCCACGAGGGCGGAGAGCTGGAAGATGCGGACGTCGAGCGTGTCGCCAGGGGCGAGCGGCCCGCCCCAGTCGGCGGTCTGCTGGGCAGCGGTGTAGACCACGCTGGTGGTGGCGGTGGACAGCACCCGCTTCACGGTCGCGCCGTCGAGGATCTCGACCTCGTAGGCTTCGAGCTCCTCTCCGAGCGGTACCTCGAGCCCGCCCCAGTTGTCGGCCGCGAGCGCACGGGACCGGCGCGTCCAGCGGATGGTCAGATCACCTGGCGTGCGCGGCTTGCGCCATGGCTGCTGGACATGGGCGACCGAGCACGGCCGCAGCCCCACGCCCTGAGGCGTGAAGGATTGCGCGACATAGGTCTCGTCGCTGACCGAACGGCTGGCCGGGCCGATGCGCCAGTTCCACGGGATCCCAAGGTCGGCCTCGGCGATCGGCAGCGTTGCGAGGCTGTCGTCGAGCACCACCACCCGCGCGCCAGCGGGCGTCGGATTGCCCATGGCTCCCTCGGTGCCGCGCTGGCCGCGCAGGAGACGTGTCAGCCGATACCTGCCGGGCGCCAGAAGCTCCGCCGCGCCCGCCTGGACGATCTCCCAGACGCCGGGCGCACTCTCGATGGCGAGCGCATTGGCGCCGCCGAACAGCGTCAGGTCGGTGACGCTTTCCAGCGTGCCGGTGAGCAGATCGACCACCAGCGCATTGCCGAGATCGAAGCGCGAGGTGGGGCCAGCATAGAAGTCCGAGACCAGCATGCCGATCCGGGCGCGGCTGCCGAACGAGGTCAGCAGATCGAAGCCGTCGGTCGAGGGGCTGCGGAACACCGCCATCTCGCCGGGCCAGGGAACCGCGTGAGCGGCGACCAGCGGCCGATGCGCGGGCTGGTCCTCGGTCAGCTGCGGCAGGTCCATCAGCACCGCGTCCGGCGCGCCGAACACCACGGCCCGAGCCAGCGATGCCGCGCGTGGATCGCTGGGCGGCAGGTCGTAACTCGCCCGATCCTGGCGGACGGCTTCGACGCCGCGCGCCTCGGCATCGGCGATGGAGACGAGCCGCAGATCGACCAACCGCCCGTCATGGGCGAGCCGGATCGCATCGGCCGGATCGAGCGCGAGGCGCGAGGGCGGAAGACGGAACGCCGCCGTCTCGCGCCCCACCCAGGCCTCCATCAGCGCGCGGCGGCAGCGCCGCTCGGCCTCCTCCGGGGGCACCGCCATCGGGAAGCTCTCGGAAGCAATCCGGGTCGTGTCCACGGTGATGCGCCGCGCCTCGACGAGGGCCGCGTCGTAATCCTCGTCCGCGCGGGCAACCCGCCATTTCAGGGCCTGCGGCAGCTCGGTCTCCTGCGCGCGGGTCAGCTCGAGGATGTCGCCCTCGCGGGCGGCCACCAGATCGTCAGGTGAGAGGGTGGCGACGGAGGCCCGGCCGCGCATGACAAAGCGGATCACGCCTTCCGTCTCGACCGCATCGAAGCCGAAGTGGCGCGACAGCGTCGTGATCGAGGCGCGCGGGCTTTCCAGCGCGGTGATGGCGTAGCCCTCCACCGCGCCCCAGAGACCGGTGACGTCGATGCGGTCCTCGGGGAGCCCCGCGCGCAGGCAGAGGTGCCGCACGAGCGCCGCCAGCGACACCGCCCCGAGGCGGCCCGTCAGCCAGTGGCCGAGCCGCCAGTTCCCGCCGTCGGTCCAGACGTCGGTCAGCGCCGGAAAGAACGGATAGGGCCGCGCGTCCCAGGTCCAGGCGGCACATTCGGGGACATGCACCATGCGACCGCCATAGACCGACGACACCGGGTTGTTCGCCGTCTCGCCCCACCAGAGATATGTCGCCTCGAGATAGGCCCGCTGGATGGCATCGTCGCGCCAGCCGCGGGAGAAGTACGGCGTGAAGCTCTCCGACGATTTCGGGTCGAAGAAGACGTTCGGCTGGTTCGTGCCCCGGTCGATGGCGGGACAGCCGAGCTCGGTGAACCAGATCGGCTTCGACTGCGGCGTCCACGCCGTCGGCGTCGCGCTCTCGATCCCGCCCGGGCGGTTATAGTGCGGGTTCGACCACCAGGCGCGCAGATCCTTGCTGCGGAAGACCCATGGCTTGGGCGGGGCCATCTTCTGGCGCAACCATTCCACCAGCCCGTCGAAATCGGCAAAGGAGGGGCGCTCCACCTCGATATGGCCATACATGCGGTAGTGGCCGGGTGTGACCGTGCCGTATTTCCCGAAGGTGGCCCGGGGGACGTTGAGGCGCCAAAGCACGGTGTTGCCTTCAGATGCGATGACACTGTGGCGCTGAAAGATGGCGGCATGCAGGGCGTTGCGCTCGTTCGCGACGGGCGCGCCGTCCACGGTGATGTCGCCACCCATATCGCTGGTAATTCCTGCATTCGCGGGACTGGACAGGCCGGTATAAAAGCCCAGCACACCTTCGTGGGAGCGAAGTGCGGCCCATGTCGCATGATCCTTGAACTGGCCACCAGCGAGAGAGACCGTCGAGGAATAGACGCCGGTCATGTCGAAATGCACGAACGCGCCCCCCGTGAAGTCGAGGAAGGCGGCGGCGTTCTCCCGCATGAGCACCGGCCTGAGCGCCAGGTCGGGCTGAATTGCGTGGTGACCATTGCCGCTCTTGTCGTCGATGCGCGCAACCTTCTGCCCCGGGCCGGTGACCGGAACCGTGCCGTCGACATCCTGCCAGAGTGTCCCCATGTCCGAAGGATCGAACCAGACGCCCTGAGATGCGCCAGCAAACTCGGTCGCCGGGTCGAAGGCGGATGGTGCCGCCCCATCCGTGATGGGGGTCCGCACCTGCGCGGATCGGTCGGCATCGGACGCGTAGAACCACTCAAACCCCTCGCCCCCGGCGATGTTGGATTGCAAATAAGCGTGGTCGTAGATCGCGGGGCTGCCGTCCAGCGCATCGAGATGCTCAAACCCGTCCCGCCAGTCCGACAGCGGCATGTAGTTGTCGATGCCGATAAAATCGATCTCCGGATCGGCCCAGAGCGGGTCGAGATGGAAGAAAACGTCGCCGCTGCCATCGCCGGGCTGGTGCCCGAAATATTCCGACCAGTCGGCCGCATAGCTGATCTTCGTCCCGGCCCCGAGGATCGAGCGCACATCCGCGAGCAGATCCCGATAGGCCTGCACCGCCGGATAGGTGCTGGCATCCGACCGGATGGTCGTCAGCTCGCGCATCTCGGAGCCGATCAGGAAGGCATCGACTCCACCCGCCACCGCGCAGAGATGGGCGTAGTGCAGCACCATACGCCGCAGGCCCCAGTCGCCGGCGGCGCCGGTCCAGCTGACGCTCTCGCCCGAGACGGTGAAATCAGCCGGGCTGGCGGCGCCGAAGAAGGCAGCAACCTGGCTTGCCGCGGCGGCGGTCTTGTCGACGCTGCCGGCGAATCCTGCCGCAGGCGAACAGGTGATCCGCCCCCGCCACGGGAAGACCGGCTGGCCTGTCTCGGCGGCGTTGTCGCTGTAGGGGTTGGGCAGCGCGTTGCCGGGCGGCACATCCATCAGGATGAAGGGTGAGAGGGTGACGCGCAGCCCGCGCGCCTTCATCTCCTGGATCGCCTGCACGACCGCGAAGTCTGCTGGCGTGCCGCCGAAACTGGGCCGGCCTTCGTCATCCGTGCTCACGAGATGCGCCGCGGCGCGGGTGACGCCGTTCACGATCCATGTCTGCGGACTCGTGACCTTGGAGGCCAGCTCGACACCGGGCGCGATCTGACAATTCCCCGCGCGCAGATCATTGCCAAACCACGCCACCACCAGGCTGACGCTCTCGACATGTGGCGCGCTGGCCTGCAACCGGTCGAGCGCCACCACCATGTCGGCAGTGTCCGAGAGCGCGATGAGGTTCTCCGCGCCCTGATTGCCCGCCCGTCCCTTGCGGATGCCGTCCGTCGCATAGACGAACTCGCCCGAGGCCGGGATCATGGTGACGGCGCGCGTCAGCCCCTCGGCGGTGTCGGGATCGGCGACGGGTGCGAACACCTCGAAGGAGAGCTGCGGGATGCGGTTGCCGAAATCGGCCAGCGGCAGTTCCTCGAACACGACATAGGCGGTGCCGCGATACGCGGGTGTGCTCAAAGCCCCCGTCTTCGCGGCAATGAACGGATCGGGGCTCTGCGCCTCGTCACCCGGATACCAGCGCCAGGTGACGCCGGTCGTGTCGAGCAGTTTGCCATCCGCCCAGATGCGCCCGATCCCGGTGATCGGGCCTTCGCAGAGCGCGACCGCGAAGCTGGCATAGTAGAGATACTCGGTGGTCTTGACCTTGCCGCCCCCGCCGCCCTTGCCGCCGCCTTGCGTGGTGGTCTTGCTCTCCTCGCGGAAATCCGTCGCCCAGATGATATTGCCGCCGATGCGCATGCGCCCAAAGAGCCGCGGGATCACCGCGCTCTCGGTCGAGGACGTGATCCGCAGACTGTCGAGCCGCGGCCCCTCGATCCGCTGCGCTGGCGCGAGCGAAGAAACAATCCAGCTGTCAACGGCGGAGCCGACGGCCGATCCGACAAAGCCGCCGATCGTCGCGGCGCTGACGCCGAGGATGCTGCCGCCGATGCTGCCGCCAATGGCAGTGCCGGCCGCGCCGAGGACAAGCGTTGCCACAGATCAGACCTCGTCGGGAAACAGGAAGGCGAAAGCGATGCGCCGCCGCCAGGGTTGGGTGAGCGGCTGCTCGATGACGCCGAGGCGCTCATAGGCGTGGAGGAATCTGCCGGGGCCGGTCAGGATCCCGACATGCTTGGCGATGGCCCGCGGCATCATGCGGAACAGGACCAGCGCGCCGGGGCCGGCCTCTGCGGGCGGCACCTCGATCATCATGGCGCGCGCGCCCTCGGCCAGTACTTCACGATGGCCCATCTCGCCCCAATCCCTGCTGTAGGGTGGGATCGGGAACGGCTCGGGGCCCACCACCTCGCGCCAGACCCCGCGCGCGAGGCCGAGGCAGTCGCAGCCCGTCCCGCGCAGGCTGGCCTGGTCGTGATAGGGCGTGCCGAGCCATAGGCGGGCCGCGGCGATGACGTGGTCGGGATCGGCGGGGATCACAGCACACCCCCGTCGTGGCCACCGTCGCGCGAGGCGTAGCGGAGCACGGTGTCCTGGCCCGGGATATGCGGGAAGCCGCGGAAATGGACGGTATTGGCGAACTTGCCTCCGCAGGTCTCGATGCGCTTGTCGCAGCCCGCGCGGATAGTGAAGCCGTCCCCCTCGGCGATCCCGCGCACCGGTGGCTCGAGCAGGGTCAGGATCGCGACGCCACCGGTAACATCATGGCCCAGCACCTCGGTGCGCCGCCCCGCATTCGCGCCGCTGGTCCACTCAATCGTGCCGAAGGTGAACCAGCCTGCGGCAAACCCGCCGAGCCCCGAGGCGGTGAATGCCCGGTCGCGCAGCATGTCGATCACCGCGCCGGTGCCCTTGTAGGCCGGGTCCTCCAGATCGACGCCGCAGCGCGCATCGCCGAGCGCGGCATCGCAGCTCGCCTGGAACGTCCGCCCAACCGTCTGGCCGAGCACATGGGCGAGCGAGCGGACCTCTGCGACGAAGGCCAAGCGCCCGCGCCGGATCTGGCCGATGGCACCCCGGCGCATCAGCAGGCGCTGGCTCGTGTCCGCCCAGTTCACCCGCCAGACCTCGACCTCCGCGTTGTCCCAGCGGCCGTCGAGAATGTCGGTCTCGGTGATCCGGTCCGAGGTCAGCACACCCTCGGCATCCTGCGCATCGACCGACAGGTCGGAGCCCGAGCGCACCTCGGAGGCCGTCAGCCCGCTCTCGGGCTCGAAGTCCGTGCCATCGAAGCGCAGCGTCCGGTCGTGGTCGGTGAAGCCGAAACTCGCACCATCGGCGCGGGCGATCCGCCAGCACCAGGCGAGCGTCGTTGTGCCGTCGTCGAGATGGACCTGCAGGGCGGGAGCGAGGGTCTTCATCGGCAGGTTCCCGTCATGCGATCGTCGAGATCTGCGATCCAGTCGGCCCACGCCTGTGGCACCGTCCCGACAGTCTGGGCAGGAGGCCGGACGAGTCGCGCCTCGGCGTAGGAGGCGCAGCCGGCATCACCAGCGCCCATCGTTGCGGCGCAGCCGGTCAGCAGGATCGCCAGCGCCGCGGCCGTCACGAACCGCATCCCGCCCGCGCTCGATACGCTTGTTCTTGTCTTCCATCGCATCGCGTTCCGCCTCCCGTTTGCCCGCGCGTTCCCCTTCCACGCGGCCCCAGACCCGGCCGAGCACGACGCCCCCGACCGCGCCCAGAGCCGCCACCAGCCAGATCAGGAGATCAGACATCGTCCCGCTCCCAGTGCGCGGCGGCGACGCAGAGGGCGACGACGAAGACCCCGAGGAAGCCGCCCACGACCAGACCTGCGAGGAACTCAAGCATCGCCGCGGAACCCGCGCTCGATCCGGTCGCGCAGGCCGATCAGGCCCAGACCGAGGAACATGAGCCCTGCGGGCGAGGCATCGCCTGAGCCAGCGAGCAGAGCGATGAATCGGGACAGCTCGTCGAGCGGCCCGGTCGCTGGGAGCGCGAGAGCGGCGATGCCGGTGAGCATTGCGAGAAGTCCCGCCCACCAGGTGAGCGAGTTGGGGCGAACGTAGCGCATAGGATCAAGCCCTCCGGAGCAGGGTGGAGAAGAGGGCGGCCAGCCGGGCGAGCCAGCCGGTCGGAGCGTTGGGTGCAGGGTTGAGGAACGGCGGCGTCGGCGACGGCCCGCGAGCCAAGCCCATAGCCTCATCCTCGGTCAGGCGACGGATCGGCCGCGAGAAGTCCGTCCGGCCCGTGCGATCCACGGACCAGACCGGGATCGTGCCGCCGGGATAGCGGCCATGGCGGAACAGGTCGCGCTCGGCCTCCCGGCGGGGGATGATGGAGGCCGGTCGCCGCCAGTTCAGAAACGCGTCGGCGGCTGCAACGCGATTGCCGGCATTGAGGTGGCGGGTCAGCGCAGCCTTGGCGATGCCGCCGGTGTTGTAGTGGAAGCTGACCAGCGCATCGAATTCATGCGGCGCCAGCGGCACCTTCACGGCGCCCAGGACGGCGGCCTCATAGCGCGCTAGGTCGGCCCGGAAGACCCGGAACGCCTCGCGGATCCCGGCATCGAGATCGCCGGGCATGCCGCGGGCCATGGTCGCAGGATCGGGCGGCCCGGCCGCGGCCGTGTGGCCGATGCCAAAGGTCCAGACCTGTTTCACATCGAGATAGGGTCCGGGCACGAGTCCTTCGTGCCGGACGAGGGCCAGCAGGCCCCGGTCGGTCATGTGCATGGGATTACCGGAGAAGCGAGAGGATCAGGATCAGTGCCGCGACGGCGAGGCCTACCGCCAAGCGGTGGCGGAAGGCCTGCCGAGGGTCGGCGGGGTCGCAGCGGAGGGAGCGCGCGAGGCGGAGAAGTTCATTCATCGCCGCCGCCTTCGTTGGCGCGGCGCAGGCGGGCGAGCAGCATCTCGATGAAGGCGGGACCGAAGACGCCGACGAGATAGGCGGCCGAGCCCGCAGCCCCGCCCGCGGGGATCGCCTCGGGCGGAAGGCTGAGCCAGGCGGTGATCACGGCCATGGAGAGGCTGCCCATCCCGGCCGCGATCAGCCCACCGAGCAGGATGTGCCGGAGCGCATCGCGCAGCCGCATCTTCGTGGTCAGCGCGTTAGTGGCGCCGCCGAGCGCGCCCCAGGCTGCGAGGATCACGGCGGTCGAGGCCGCGAGTTCGCGCAGAACGGCCGCGACGAAGCTGCCAGTGTCGTTCATCGCCGTATCTCCAGAAGCGGAATGGAGGTGATCGAGCCGAGCCGCTCGAGGTCGAGCGTCACGTCGAGCGCGTCGGTATCGAAGCGGACGGGCACGTCGAACTCGAAGCCCGCGGTGATGCCGACGCCCGCGCCCGGCGCGGCGCCGAAGGTGACCACGCCGGTGGCGGTGTCGACCGACCAGCTGGACAGCTGCTCCACCCCACCGAGCGCGATGCGCACGGTTCCCGCCACCGGCTTGGAAATGGCGCGCGTCCATGATTGCGCGCCCGAGGTGTAGTGCTTCACCAGCTGGAAGGCGGTCTTCGCGCCGTCGCCGGTGCCGAGCGACTGGTCTGTCGGTCCCGTTGTCTCAGACGGCAGGCAGGACTTGTGGTCGCCCCAGTCCTTGAAGCGGAAGCCATGGAGCCGCCCGTTCCGCGCCTCGAAAAAGGCGACCACCGCCGCAAGATCGTCGGCGCGGCGGATGCCGTAGGCGACATCGTACCGGCGGCGCGAGTTGGCCCAGCTGGCGTTCCTCTCCTCGTCGCCCGAGGCGAGCTCGACGATCTGCGTGCGACGCTCCGGCCCGCCGCGTGCGCCGCGGCTGATGTTGGCGGGGAACCGGACCTCGTGAAACGCCATCGAGTCTCTCCTTGGTTCGTGCTCTGGCCCCCGCAACCGGTTCCCACTTGCGGGGTCGCACTCACATGCCCCTCCGCCCGAGTGACACGGCGCGGGCAATGTCGGCCGCGACCTGCGTGCGCGACTGGCGGAAGCTCTCGGCGTCGCGGGCCATGATGGTGACGTTGACCCCGCCCGCGCCGTAGGCCTGCGCCTCGCGCTGCGACAGCACCCGCTCGCCGCGCTGCAGGATCGCGGGGACCTCGTCGTTGCGAAGCCCGGCCATGCCGCCGCCATGCATCCGGGGCGCTGCGGCGAAGGCCATGGCCGGGACCATCCGCGAGGGCCCGGCCGATCCGACCATCCCACCCGCATGCAGGACGTTGGCGAAGATGCCGCCCGCCCCGGAGAACACGCCGGAGAGCGCATTGGCGATCGGCCCGAGGATGAACCGCCGCGCCGCGAGCTGGGCGAGATCGGCGAGCAGCGAGGTGACGAGGTCGCGGAAGTTCAGCTTGCCGGTCTTCACGAACTGGCCCACCGCGTTCTCGGCGGACTGGAAGGCGCCGACGAGGCTCTGGCCGATGTCGCCGCCGATCTCGCGCGCCTTGGTGGCGTAGTCGGAGAGCGCGGCGGTGACCGCCCGCCAGCCGGTGACGGCCGCGTCGGTCGCGGGCTCCGCTACCGCAGCAGCAGCTCCAGCCGCCGCGCCGGCATCTGTCGCAGCGCGCCCGGCATCGCCGAGCGCCGTCTCCAGCCGCTCGGCCGCGCCGGTGGCCTCGGTCAGCGCATCCGCGCTGGCCTCGTCGGTGCCGCGGACCGCATCCCGCAGCGCCTGCCAGCTTTCGAGCGGCGCGCGGGCGCCTTCCGCCAAATCGCGGGCCGCGCCGCGATAGAGGTTCGCGGACTCGAGCGCCCGATTTGCCGCCTCGGTCAGACCGAGATCGGGCGCGGTCAGCGGGTTGTCCTCGAAGGCCCGGTCGAACGCCGCCTGTGCCGCCGTGGTCGCGGCGGTCGCCGCGCCCTCGAAGCGGTTCTGGATCTCGCCGAGGTCGAGGTCCGGCACCAGCGAGATGCGCCGCTCCGACCCTAGCGCTTCGAGCCCCTGGTTGATGCCGCCGATGAAGCCGTTGATGCGCGAGACCACGCCGTTCAGCATCGCCTCGACGCCATCGACCAGGCTGTTGGCCGCCTGGAACGCCAGGTCGCCGATGGCGGCGGGCAGCAGACCCCAGATCGCCTTGATCGCCTCGTAGGCGCCTTCGAAGGTGTTCGCGGCGGTGTTGCCAAAAGCCACGACGCTCTCGATGGCGCTCTGCATGCCCGAGGCTGCGTCCGCCTTCAGGTCGAAGAACATCGCCGTGGCGGCCGCGCCCGCCGCAGCGGCGCCCATCCTGATCCGTTCCCAGACCTCGACCGCCAGGTCCTTGAGGAGCGACATCGCTTCGCCAAACCCACCCGCACCGGACACGAGGCGGGTGAACTGGTAGACGAGCTCGCCCGCGCCGACGATGAGCGCCCCGATGCCGGTGCGGATCAGCGCCCCTCGCAGGACGACCAGCGCCGTGGCGAGGCCCCGGACCGAGAGCGCCGCGGCGGCCATGCCCGCGACCCAGCGACCGGCGAGGAACGCTGCGAAGGTCGCGGCATAGGTGGTCAGGCGGCCGATGTTGTCGAAGAGGCCGCGGATCGCGATGCCGAGCGGGCCGGTGCGGCTGGCGACCGCCGCCATGGCGTTGGCGACGGCCTGCAGCGCGGGCGCCGCGGCGACGGCCAGCTGGTTCGACAGCCCGCGCCAGATCAGCCCGAGCCGGGAGATCGCGTCGTTCGTGCGCTCGATCTGGTCAGCGTCCTGCTCCGAGACCACGACCCCGAAAGCGAGGACATCCTCGGTCGCCTGGCGCAGCGTCGCGGTGTCGATCCGCGACATCGCGATGGAGCCTTCCTCGCCGAAGAGCTGGCCCGCAACAGCCGCGCGCTCGGCGGCGGGCACGAAGCTCTCGATGGCGGCGTTGATCGCGCCGACCCGCTGGTCCAGCGGCAGGGCGATCAGGTCGGTGGCGGAAAGGCCCAGCCGGTCCAGCGCATCAGCGGCGGGGCCGGTCCCGGCGGCCGCCTGGCTGAGACGGCGCGTCAGATCCTTGGTGGCCTGCTCGATGCCGGACATCGAGACGCCCGCCAGCTCGCCCGCGCGCTCCAGCGTCTGGATCGAGGCGACGGTGGTGCCGAGCGACTGCGCGAGCTTGGCCTGCGCATCGACGGTCTGCAGGCCGGAGCGGATCATCGCCACGCCAGCAGCCGCAGCGGCGGCGACGGCGGCTGCGGCCGCGACCCGGACCCGCCGCGAGAAGGCCGCGAGCCGGGCGTTCGCCACCTCGATCTCCCGGCTGAGCCGCCCGAACCCGCGCGCCCCGGCCTCGCCGACACCTTCCAGCTCGGCGCGCACCTGCCGTCCGCCCACGGCCGCGAGGCGGACGCTGACGCGTTTCTCGGCCATCGGTCAGACTCCTTGCTTTCGCCGCATGGGCGTCTTACGTTTATGCCATCGATCAAGTGAAGGTATGACCATGGCCGAGACCGCGACCCTGTCCTCGAAATTCCAGATCTCGATTCCCAAGGCGATCCGGGCCGCCCAGCACTGGGAGGCCGGGCTGACCTTTGCCTTCATCCCGAAAGGCACGGGCGTCCTGCTTGTGCCGGTGCCCAAGCGGGAGGCGCTGAAGGGGCTCGCGCGCGGCGCGTCCGCCACCGATTATCGCGACCGGACGGATCGGTTCTGATGATCCTCGTCGACACGTCGGCGTGGATCGAGTGGCTCATCGGCTCGCCGACCGGCGAGAAGCTGTCTGAACATCTGCCCGAACAGGCCGAGTGGCTCGTACCGACCATGGTCCAGCTCGAGCTGGCGAAATGGCTGACGCGCGAGGTCGGCGAGGACAAGGCGGATCAGGTAATCGCCTTCACGCAGGTCTGCCATGTGGTGCCGCTCGACACCGAGATCGCGCTGGCGGCGGCGGAGTCGTGCCGCGAGCACAAGCTTGCGACCGCCGACGCGATCATCTTCGCAACTGCCCGCGCACAGGGCGCGATGCTCCTGACCTGCGACGCACATTTCGAGGGACTGCCCGGCGTCACGCTGATCGAGAAGATCAAGGCCTGACCCCCGGGCCACCATTCGCGCTCAGCTCCTCGTTCAGCTTCCGGACCATCACCGCTTCGATGACCGGCAGCAGTTCGGCCATGGCCAGCCGCGGCACGCCGAGCGCGTCACCGAGTGCGAGCGCCGCCGACATGTCCCAGCCGATCACAGCGCCGGGCAGGACACGCAGCTGTCCGCCGAGACGGCCGACCAGGTCCCAGAGCTGCCAGCCCTCTTGCGTCAGCGGCCTGTTGGTGCGGCCCGGGCAGTCCGGGCAGGTTTGCGCGCAGGCTTCGCAGTAGCGCTCGCCCCCGCCGAAGGACCATTCGGCGAGAGCGCGGAGGCGTTTTTTTCCTGTTCCAGAAGCAGGCCTTTGGAGACGTAGGTCAGCTGGAAGGCCTCGAAGATCGGCCAGACATCGAGCAGCGCGTCGATGGCCTCGGGGCTCGGGTCGATGGGCTTGCCGTCCGCATCGCCGATGCCGTCCCAGGCGAGCACGGCCCGCCGCGCCAGCGCCTTGGCGAAGGCGACCGCGCGATCTTCGTCGGACGCCTTCTCCGGCAACGCCTCGACGGCCGGATCGCTGCGCGTCGCCACCATCAGCGCGGTCGTCAGCGGTCGCAGCTGCACCCGGACGCCGGGCGCGAGGTCATGCCAGCGCGGCGCGTTGGTCAGGTCGAGCGTCAGCATCCTCAATACACCTCTATGTCGTTGATCAGGGTTGCGGTGCACATCCGGCCGACCACGCTGTCGCGGGCGGCCTGCCAGTCGAAGGTGACTTGCACCCCCTGCGGTCCGGAAATCTCGATGCGCGGGCGCGGCAGGTAGACGGCGTGCACCGTGAAGGTGAAGCTCTCGCCCGAGGGCAGGACGTAGGCGAACTCGAGCTCGCAGGCCTCGCCGTTGATGGCCTGCGTCACCAGCGTCTGGTCGGCGAAGCGCACCTCGATCCGGCCGGTCAGCGCGGCGATGGAGGGGTCCGCGCCGTCGATGCGGCCGTCCGAGCGGATCGTCTCGATGCGGTCGAGGTTGTTGGCGTAGGTGATCTCGGCCGAGACCACGTTGCCGAGCGCGGTCCCGTTCCGCGTAATCGCGCCGTTGAAATGGCCGAAGCGCTTCAGCTCCAGCGCGGCAGGCGTCCCGGCGCCGGTTGTCGTGCCCACCGTCTCGCCCTGAGCGACCAGCCGCGCCGTTGCCGTCAACAGCCCCGAGCGCTGCATCTGCCAGGTGATCTGGTCGAGCACGCAGCCGGAATACATCGCGTAGCGCGGCACCTCCGGCATGCCGGTCTCGATCGACATCGAGGGAAGCATCCAGGACCCGGACTGGAACTCGTGGCTGTACGGCGCCTCCGCGCCCGTGGTCGTCGGCGTGCCGAAGGCCGCCTTCAGCCAGAAGCCGAAAGCCTCTGCGTCGAGCGGCACCACGACATCGCCGTCGGCCGTCACCGCATCCTTGATCGGCGCCAGCGGATCGCGGCCGTAGCCGAGCAGCTCCGAGTTCAGCAGCAGCTGCTCCGCGCCGAGCGAGGTGCT